TCAAGTCCTACAACTTTTCTAGCTTCACCAATAGTTATCCAGCCACCTTGAACACCAGTGTTTACTCTCTTGTAAAGTTCATCCATATCTTCTGATAATGCTCTTACTTTTGTGTAATCAAATTCGCAAACACCACCATCAGTTATTCCATAATCTGGTTCTAATAGTTGATGAGTTAATTCTGAAGAAACCATTTTCCATAAAGGTATGAGTTTTTGTTCTGTAAAGAACTCTCTTAATTCTCTTGTATTGTTATAAGTTGCTGAATCTAAACCAGCACCAAGACCAGCAAGAATTGCAGGAACACCCAACACAGCAGATATTCTTTCTTCTGGTAATCTTCTTAATTCTTGTAGTTTCATTTGGTCAGGTGAGAAAGAAACAATATCTACATTCATAGAACCAGACAAAACCATTGGAGCACCTCTATTAGCACCACCAAATTTTTGCTTATAAGATTCTGATATAGCTTCGGCTTCTTCTCTTGTTGGACCTCCAAGAGAATCGTTACGTGGAGAAAGAACAACACCTGGTACAGCCATATTGTGCAATAAGGCAGCTGACCATTGTCCTGCTGATTCATCACCTAGTATTTCTCTCAACACACCTTTAAGGGGAGCATGTCCTCTTCGATGGTCGTTAGGGTCTATTCCTTGTCGGATATGTACTATGTCATCTACTGGAATCTTTAAATTTTCTCCACCTTTACCATTCTGATAATATTCATAATGTGTAATTAGTTCGTTTTCGTTTCCCCTTACCTCAACTAAGTTAGGCATAATAGGAACAAGTTGTACTACTTTACCACTTGAGTTTCTGTTTTTATAAAGAAAAGCATCTCCGATTGTATTTATTGCTAAAACTATATAGTGAGATAAAAGACCAGCAGACATAAAAGGATTAGGTCTCTTGTATAAATTAGTTATAGGATGATTTGTCTGTACATCTCTATTACCAAAACTATCTGTCTTAACAACTTGCAATGTTGGTTCTGAAAATGCTGTAGATAAAACATTTAAACAAGCAATAACTGCGGAGTTAGCAGAGCCATCGCCTATTTCTCTTAGCTTATCTGATTCCCAGAATCCTGCTGTAGTATTGTATCCATATACAGACAAATCAGTACCATAAGTTTGGTTATAATTCGCTGCAGTTTTGCTTCCGATGTCCCTACCTGTTAAGGCATCGAAGGCTTTTTGAAATCTATTTCTTTCTGCCATTTATTAATACGCTTCCCAGACGCGTTTTTTTTGCATCTCTTGAGCTCCAAGTGCCATAGCGTCTACCATGTCATCATGCGAACCTAGCGGAAATGCAAGGAGCTCACGCTCTAGGTTCGGTAGCCATGGTGCTTCCGCTTTTAAAAGTACATCTCCAGACTCCATCCTAGCCGATAAAGGTAAAGCTTTGGTTATTTTATCCTTATCTGCTTTCATTTCTTGTACCCTATATCCCTCTCTTTGAAGCATTTGAGAAACTGTTTTAGATAAGCCGACATTCTCAATACAAACATGTGACCAGTTATATCTATCGTACATATTTCTTATTTCTGGAAATAAATCAGGTCCTTCTACTTTAATTTGTTTTACATCATTAACAAACAATGTACCATCGTTATGTTTAGCAAAATCTACTAGTGCTGTATGGTCTGAAGAAGTAGCAGTAGTTACAGCAATATCAACTGCACCAAAGTGTTGTAGTTCTAATGGGTCCCATGAACCACCACCACCTACCCATAAACCATCTTCACTTTTTTGAAAATAATTCAACCAATGAGGTTTAAATAGAGACTGACCATCTTCAACAAACTCTGCTAAATACTCTTGCGTATATATAATAGAACCAACTTCTTTCTTGGCAATTTCTAATTCGTCAGGGTCAATAGCTGGGTTGTCTAATGTAGAAAATCTAAATGTTTCCCAATTATCATCATCTTGTGCATTTTGCCATAAATCATAAAACCAATTGTTCATACCCATTGGAGTACTAATAAATAAACCTTTACCTTTTCTTTCTGTAAGTGTTGGTCTTAGAACTTCTCTCCACACTTCTGGTTTTACAAAAGCTGCTTCATCCATAACTAGAAAGTCAAGACCTTCACCTCTTAATCTTTGTGGATTATCAGCAGATTTAGCAGCAATAAAACCACCATTTTCAAAATGAACTTCCATGTTTGCAATAGAAACTTTAGGTCTTATCTTTTCGGGGAACGACATAGCTGCTGCTTCAATAGCTCTCCAACCTACACGAGCAATTGCGAATGTTGGTGCAACCCACCAAGCTCTTTTACCTTCTAAAGCATTTTCCATACACATCTGTACACCAAGACGTGTCTTACCAAATCTTCGACCAGCACAAAGAACTTTCCACCTAGCTTCAGATTCCGCTACAGTTTTCTGTGCTTCATGAAGTGCAGGGAGAACACCCTTGTATTTAACCATTACTCTTCATCGTACTCTTCCCACGTTTCAAGCAACGCAAATACTGTTTCCTCCAATCTGTCTAACTCCATAACTACTAAACCATCAGAAGTTCCATCAGGCATTGCAACAAATACAAATGGTTTGTTACTACCTATTGCTGTATTGTTAGAATCTGATTGTGCTTTAGCATTTTTAAATTTAGTCCATAAGGTCTGAACTTGCTTTCCAGCTTTTACTTCAACTCTTACTTGACCTAACCAACTTTCTTCATGTCCCATCATCGACCTGAACTTAGTATTTGGTATCTTTAATTTTTTACGAGCAAGGTTTTGTTTTCTTCTACCTTTGTTTCTATTACGACGAGCTCTTTGAGCCGCTTCACTTTTAGCTGGGTCATCAGGATTATATCTTTTTTGTCCCATAGCTACATGAAACCCTGGACCTTTCTCTCTAAGTTTTCTTGATTTGTATTCAGAATATGTTTCATCATCTCTCATGTCAAAGCCTGACATATTACCACCTAAACTTTCTTTTCTTTGCTTCACTATATTTCTTATATGAAGTGACTGATAAATCACTTGGGTCTTTTTCCCATTCTACATCAACAGGAGTTTCAAACATAACGTTTCTAGAAATTTGTCTTTGTGTAGGACTAGAACACTTAGGACAATTTATTTGAGGTTCTTCTTTAATTCCATAAGTAACTTCAAAAAGAAATTCGCAAATATCTTTAATACATTTATGTTCATATCTAGGCATAGAGTAATTATAGTAGTAATTTTGAATACGGCTATCCTATGGACAGCCGATGATGGGAGGAGGTCGGTGTGGATGCCGACATCTTTATATTACTTATTCTTAATATACCTTGTGGTATTTGACTGTCTAATAAATTTATTAAGGTAAGCATCGATGTAATCAAAAATATTTATTTCGTTTGGGATTATCATCTGTTGAACTGCTTCGTTCTTTTCAAACATAATTACAAGAGTTTCATTCTTAAGAGTTTCTTTTTTAAATCTGTAACCTGCGTATATAAAATCTTGAATCATGGTTCTATAAATATACCATAGGGGTTTGGTATTTAAATAAGATGGCCGCCTCGCAGGACGGCCTTAATCTTATGACTGAAAAGTATTCTTCCTATGAACAAGTCCATAGACGATTACGATTCTAGTATATCAACTTATGCAGATAGTCTACTTTGTTTTAAAGATTGTAATTCTTCTCCTACATCTTCAAACATCTCTGACCACATTGGTTGCCAGTAACCTACTGGTCTTAATTGGTCAAACTGTCTAGCTACTCTGACACCTTTTTGCATCAGCTTAACTCCAATATTATCCCAAACAGTTTTAGCCTTGTGAAAGTCGAACTTCTTTTCCATTGCAATCATTGTTCTGAAAGAAGCAAGAACAGGAACGAGTACTGCTTGTTGTAGTACGTATTCCATTTCTTTATCATCTTCAATGAATAGTGTTTGGTTTTTATTGTTAGACCATTTGGAAAATATAAATGGAGTATCATCTATAGTTTCGCCTGTAGCCTCACACCACATTGGATAAGAAGTTTCTTGTACATAGTCTTTGAATTTATATATAGCTTTTAGACTAGACTCAAACTTCTTGTATTCTGCTTTAGATTCCTCATAACGTGCAACAATTTTATTTTTGCCACCATAAGCCCATACTTTATTTATAGGTTTAGTTGTTAATTCAGAACCATCTGGGATTAATGAATATACAGTAGAAAGAATATCTCTAACTTTTATAGTACCTTCATCTCCTTGGAAATAGACTATTGAATCTTCATAAGGCGTATTCTTGAAACCTTTTTTAATCCATTCAAATTCTCCCTTATGGTTCAACAATGATTCATCACTGACTTGTAATGAGTTGTTGAGACCAATAGAGATATTTAGTCTTGTGCTTTCATCTGTAACACCAGTCATAATAAACACTCTAACTAGCCTATCTTCTGGAATAGAATTACTATTCTCTCTAATAGCACCATACAAGTGTCCACCATTAACAACACCATCTTTGTTTGATAGCGTAAGTGTTATTGAATTATCTTCTACTACTGCATCAGTAGCAAAGATATGTATGCCAAGTGCTGCAAACATAAATAAGTCTGGCGTCTCTTGCTCATCAGTAAGAGCTGCAACCATTTCTTTATATGATGCTTTGTCAGCTATTGGCTTTCTTGGATTTGGATTATCTGGTAATTCATCAGCTTCAGCTAAATCCTTACATTTGATATATCCATAGTATTCTTTAACATTCTTATCAGTTAAAGAAGTTAGTGTACGAATTGCCTGAATAGGCAATGTGATTTTTGCATTACGCATTTTATCCTCTTTCTTTTTTGAGATATCCTTTTGATAATCTCTCTTACCACGCAACTTTTGTTGGTGTATAAGAAATATTAGACAATATAAAAATTAAGTCAAGAACCTTATACGAAAATCCAAGCAGGTTTTTCGTTTATGTATTTAAAAATCTTTGCCAACATACGAACATCTTCAATAGCAGAGTGTGCTTTATACTCCTCATCTAACATCCACTTTGCTACATCAACTTGACTATGAGCTTTATCTGGATACATTTGCTTAATCTCCGCTTTAGTATCCCTCCATTTACATAATGGAACTAGAGTTTGATACTTCTCGCAGGTTTGTTCCATAACTTGCTGGTCAAAAACAAAAGCATTATGTGCAACAGCAGTCTTACCTGTAAGAACTTTCTGTATTTCTGGGTAGATATCTTCCCATTTCTGTAAATCATTACGTTTAACAAAGTCATCTTTCTCAAATCCATGGATATCAGTAGCCCAAGGTATGCCTTCTTTAATAAAATCTGTGTGTGGTTCTATGAAATAATGGTACTCTTGGTCACTAGATAAATCTATCATGGCAAATTCAATAGGGTCATACCATAGTTTTGACTTAAAATATCCATTCATTACAGGGGGTGTGTGTAATATATCTGCACCTGTGGTCTCAAAATCTAGTATTACGAACTTATCTTCCATCTGGTCTTAGCCTTTTAATCTTATAGGGTATTTCATACCCCTGTGTTTCTAGGTAGTAGAACATTTCATGTCTTGTAAATGGTCCAAATAGCATTGGGTCATCTCCCTTAGTCAATATTATCTCCCAGTAATAAACAGGAACTTTAAAACTTTTCGCCTTTTTTTCTTCGTTCTCGTCTAATGGCTCTGCGTTCTCGTTCAGATTTACCACCCCATATTCCAAATCGTTCTTTTCTTACTACTGCAAATTCTAGACACTCTTCTCGAACTTTACATTCTTTACAAATTGCCTTTGCAATTACAGTACTACTACCTCTCTCTGGAAAAAACTCATCTTGGTCTGTACCAACACAGTTAGCATCTTTGTACCAATCTGGAATCTGTAGGATATCAGCAAGCGTCGCTATAAAACTCTCCCTTATTGCT